TTATCTATAAACATTTTTAGAAGTCAGCTAGGTTTGCTGATAGCGAACACTTAATTGTGTTCATTTGAAACTGGAAAATAAATTCCATTAAGTACAATTATACTTACCCTTAATAAACGAGATTATATAAGTTTTATCTAAACTATTGCGTTTTCTTGCTGACGTGATGTATATCCATCTGTCATATTACCTAGTGAATATTGTGCTGAAGGTACAACACCTATTCTGTGCATTGGAGTTACATATCCATCAGCAGGTTGTAAATCAGGTTGACTCGCCATTGCCATCTGTTCTTCTATAGCTGCAGCTGCCATAAAATCTTCTGCCATTTTTTTAGCTTTTTTTGCTTTTGCGTGTTTCATTTACTTCTTTCCTTTCTTTGATTCTAAAGGAGGCTGACCTACAGGTAGTTGACTTAATCCAGCTGCTGGTAAATATTGTGCTAAAAACATTTGCTCATTTACACCAATCATATCTTGATTTCTTTCTGCAGCTCTTAGATTCTGAGGAACTAATAAACCATTAGCTGGTAAAGGAGATCCTGGTAAATTTAATTTTAAATATGAGGCATCTAAATCAGAAGGCATCTTTGCTCCTTCAACAATTCTTGTATCTCCTTCCTTCATTCTTATATTTGCATATTCATCTCTATTACCAGCAGCAACTTGAGACATAGTATCCATACCACCAAATCCTATTAACTGTGGAGAGCCTATAGCACCTCCTGCAGTTCCTATACTCTGTAAAAATTTATCTGCTTTTTCTGTAGCACTGGCTTTTTTGTGTTTCATAGTTAGAAAATAAAATGGGGTGAAATTTTAAAAATCACCCCTTTTTTTAATTATTCCATTACGAGAAGTTTCTCACGGAATACTTGTGGATTCTGCTGTGCAGCATTTAAGTATCTCCAAGCATTTTGTGGATCTCTATCGGCTGCTCCACCGAAATCTTTCCAGAAGTCCTGTGAATTTGTAGGAGCTTGTGGCTGTGGAGGAACAGGCATTTGAGGTCTAGCTGGAGCTTGAGCCTGAGCTTGTCCTTGTGCAGCAGCTGGGTTAGGTAGTTGCTGACCTGCAAAAGTTGGAGCAGCTGGTGCTTCATCTTCTACTGGATAAGGTCCATTCTCTCCAAAGAACTCACATGTATAATCTGCTAAAACATCTGGATCTGTAAGTATCTTTTCATATGCCTTATGCTCTGTTGACATCTCTTGTAATAAACCAACTGCTTCTTTTAACTGAGAGTTTGTTTGAATTAATGCATCTTCAATCTGACAAGCATAGTTATTTAAAACTGCTGGAGCGTCTGCACCGAAATGATTAATTACTTCAAGACTTTGCTCGCTTACCCCGTTGGCTAGGAGCTGGTCGTTGGTTATCTCCTGAGAAGTTTGGGAAGAGTTGTTGGAGTATGCCTGGCTGTTGTTGCTCGAAGGCATATAAGTCTGCTGACCCCCGTTGCTGTATGGGGTTGTTTGTTGGTATCCGTAATTGGCTTGGTCTGCTGCTGGAGTCGCTGCTGACTGTTGACCCTGGAACGGGAATTGAACTGGTGAACTCAGGAGTCCCACTACCCTGTTGAATGCGTCCTTGTAAGGGTTCTCCGCTTGTGGAGTTGCCTGCTGTGTCTGGGGCTGATACTGCGTAGGGTTGTATTGGATCCCTTGTACCCCCATCTGGGTTTGAGCCACTGGAGCTGGAGCCTGTGTTGCCTGTGTTGGGGCTACCCATTGCTGGGAAGTTGCCACGGAAGGAGCTTGGGCTGTTTGAGGAGCCACGTAGCTGCTCTGCTGGGTCGGGGATGTCTGGGGTGCTGATTGGGTCTGCTGAGCGGTAGCGTCCTGCATAAGTTACCTCTTTTTGTAAACTTTCTAATGTTCGATATAAGAATGGAGTTAAGTCCAGTCTGGGGTCAGCTGCCATCGGTAAGTTAGGCTGCTGAGGATGTGGGGTTCGCATTTCCTGATTTATTAAGTCAATAAATGCGGAATATGCCCTTTGTACTTCACCTACCATTCTAAACGGAAAACCAGAAAGCATCGCTGCAATTTCGTCGTCAGTTTTTGAAGGAAATAAGTACTTCAGTGCTTCTATACTATCAACCCCCAATTCTTGAAGGTTTCTAGTGAAGATGGATTGATTGAGTTTATCTTGAGCTGTATCCTCATAAACAGGACCCATCCACCTCCAAAGAACTGTCCTGTCCCCATCAGGAGCTAGTCCTAATACTCCATCTGGAATTTCTCTTGTTTCTACTGCAGTATTAATAGCTTGTTGCAGTTTTTGTTCATATTTAATTTTTTGCTTTTCGTACTTTTCTAAAGCTTTTGGATCTTCGTCATTTTCTGGTAATTGTGGATATTTTATTCCTGAAGTAAAAGCTAAGGATTTTCTGAAAATTTGTTCTTCTTGGAAAATAATTAATTCGAAAACTCTACAAATTCCATACTGGTAAATCTGTAAACACTTTTTCTTAGCTGTCGCACTTACACGACCATAAGCAGATTTAATTTCTGTAGCCGTGACGTTAGTAATACTTAAATCATCTATTCCTCCAAGAGCTAATCTAATCTCACTTCTAAGTTGTTCTGAAAATCTAGCTTGATCAGAACTAACAGCATTTGGAGTTATGAATCCTACTCTGTCAGATGGTTCTAAATTAGCAATAACTCTGGGAACTCTCATTCCACTACCTGGTCTTCCTGCATAACCTGGCTGTTGTCTTGTTATTGGATCTTGCTTATAAGTAGAACTAAATAAATCAACATTTGAAGCAAAACCTGATTGACTGGATATACTTGGTCTTTGTGCTGTTTCAGAGTCGCTTTCTACAATGTCTTGTTTTGGTCTAGATGATAGAAGAGTTGGATTACCAAAGAATGATAAGTTTGCTCTTATATTTTTTACCATCTCGTCATGAGCAGTAATTTGATTAGCAATAAAATCAAACTCTCCTGAACCATCAGTTCCAAATGCGTCAGGATTATTAAACACTTCAACACATGGAATAAACTCCATCGTATTTTCTACAACTTTTTTATCAAAAGTCGCAAAATTTGTATTTTCCTGATCAAACTTTATTTCTTGTTCTGCATGATATTCTTCTATTTCTGTAGCAGTAATTTTTAATCTCATATATCTTTTATCTGTATTTAATCCCACTCCAGAAAAACCCTTTGAAGATTTAACCTTATATGGATAAATAATTACTACTTCCTCTAGCTCACCTTCAGGAGAATAATATGTTCTATAAGAATCTTTATTAAACCAATAAATTCTATAAGATTTTTTAGTAGGTCTTATATAAAATAATCCTTTTCCATATGCTAAGAATCTATCCCATATTGCATCTAATCTTGCATCTAATTGATTAAACTTTATAACCTGCTGAATAAAATCAAATCTCTGTGTTCCAAAATTATCTTGTTGTGGATAAAACTCAACTCCCTGTCTTATACCAAACATCTTCATTTGGGATAAGTGAGAACTGACCAGCATCGTATCAGCTGATCCTTTACCGTCACGAGTAATGACGGACTTAATCATTTCATCAAGAACAGCTTTACTATTACTCTCCATTAATTAGATCCTTTTGCTATTGATCAATGACATAACCAGCATGTAAACGCTTTAAAGTAATTACATCTCCTTCAACTTCAACATCAAACCTTTCATTTGGTTGAAGTGCCATGTCGTGACACAGCTCATCAGGTAAAGAAATTACAGCTGAACCATAAGCATCTTGCTCAAGCTCAAGTTTGTAAAAAGTTGGTTCTGGCATTGTTAGTACTTCTAGTTTAAATCCTCAATACTCTAACTCAAGTTTTCCACG